AATTTTGATGATTTTTTAAATGTATAATATATCCTTTAGGATTTTGCATTTTTCTTATTTCTTTTTTTAAGTTTTTGTTGCATTTTTTCAAGTTCTACTTTATCTGCCATATTTTTGTGAAACTTTAATTTGTCTTTATCACCAAACCATGCATATTTCAATGCTTTGTATCTAAAGCCATATTTTTTTGTACCTTTTGCTGTACTGAATATTTCTCCACCGGATTTAAGACCCCAACTGTTCCATTTGTAAGGTATAGACACAAATTCTCTTGCATCTAATAAATCTTTTAGAACGTGTTGATCTACAAACCAGTAAATTGGCTTTTTAAATGCTTGAATCATGTTTTGTGATAATTCTTTTTTAAATTTATCACCGGGTTCACCTATTCCAGGTGTTACACAACTGGCAATGTACACACTGGGATCTTTGGGTTTACGCATTGCCGCGGGCCATGTTGAAATTAATTTAAATTCTTTTAGAGGTATGCGTTCCCGTGCCAATCCATCTGAATCCAGTTGTAAGACATGTTGAAACTTTTCAAAAAATTTATTAAAATAAAAAAATCTAGCACTGGATAGGTAAATTTTTCTTTTCAATTCATTGTCTGATTTTGTGTTACAAATTTCTGGACCTCGATTGAACATTGGATGATCTTTTGCCAATATAAATTGATCATAAAATTCTTTATCGTGTACTTCATATGTGTATGTGATATTTTCATCTTGTATTAGATTTTTTAAGTTGTGAGATTGATCATGTTCATAAATCATATGTACATGCACGTGTACAAGATTCTTTTTGTTTACAGATAGTGTGCTTTTTGCTAGGTATTGTCCGTGTTCTGCCCAGTATGTTGGGTCACAACTAAAATAAATCACATGCGACTTATTGATAGGCAAATCTCCACCTATGTGCAGTTTATCGAATTCCATTTTTTGCCTCTTCCATCATTTTTTTGTCTTTGTCTGTTGGTCTGGTGAATGAATTTGTGCCTTTCATTCGTTGTGCATTCCAATAACGAGGATTTATTCTGCAATAACTGGTATCTGTGTAAGTCAATAAACAACTGATGCTGTTAATCGAAACATCTGCCGCTAATACACCAGCGGCCCATACCCAATCAACTAATCTTTGTGCACCTTGTGGTTTAACAATGTAACCATGAGCACCTTTTATGTGAGTTTTGTTGTAAAGTTCTAATCCAGATACATTTGGTCGTCTTTTCATAAACACAGTAACATCTTCTCCATTATTTTCCTGTACTTTGTTGTCATAGTCTGTGGTCAGTCTGCTTAGGCGATCAAGATTGCACACTTCTGTAAATCTTGCAACAAGACTGTGTGGGATAGGTCTGATTATCAGTGCATCGTGTTCTAGAATCAATATAGGTTTGTTTATTTCGATACTTTTTTTCCATAATAATAGATGTGATATCAAACAACCTATTGCTCCTGGATTTAATTTTTTTATTCTTTGATTAAATTTAAAATCCTTCAAATTATTTTTTTTCCATTCATGATCTATCTGTTTGCCATGAATTGCAGGAAATATTTCTGGATTTATTCCAAATTTTTTCGCAGAATTTAAACATTCTTCTGTGAGTGATTCACTTACAGGAACGCCTTTCATTGATATTATGTATGATGGGATATTCAAGTTCATTTTGAATATTTATTGGAATGTTTTTTGGTGATATGTTATATAGAAGCGTCTTCCATACCAGCAACTCTTAATTTAACAATGTTTGTCATCTGCCATTGTTTCTGATCCAGTCCTTTTGTAATGCCTAACCATTTATTTCTTAAAAGTGCAAATTCGTTGATAATTTTTTCATAATCAACAACATCTGATTCACCATCCACGTATTTTTCTACATCTCTGCTGGATAATGCTCTTTGATAATTTTCTAAATATTTTTTAAAGTGCGATGAACGTAATCTTCTCAATTCAATATTCATGTATTGTAGGATTGCTTCTATTTCTTGTAATTGATTAAATCGTTGTTCAACTATTCCGGGCATATCTGCTGATGCTTTTTCAATATTGCCACGTATTCTAATTTCTGACTTTGCTTGTATTAACTCGTCTTCATAATGCTTGATGGCATCAGGTATAACACCAATATCTCTTGCTATTTTCTGATACCATCCAGCCATTAATAATCCTCTTCTTCTGATTCTTCATCCAAATAATATTGGATTGCTTTGTCTAGATTATCATCTGCACCTAAGGCATCTTGAAACTGATCGTCTCCAACGCCATAGTCTGCCATTAAATCTACAAATTTTTCAGCAATCAATTCAACAGGTTGTTTCCTGTCAAAGTACTCTTTGAAAAATTGCCAAATTTCAACTATCTGACTTCCTTCCATGTCTTATTCCTCTACCGTGCTAGTGTTTGTTTCTTTAGTTTCTTCTACAGGTTCAGGAATACTATTGAACTCTTTCATAATATTGTCCAATGGTTCTCCACCACTTTCCCATACTTTACGATATTCTTTAGTTTCTGTTCCTTTAGAATCAACATATTTAAGTCTGTTTCCTTCTTTAACTAATATACCTTTCTTTTCAAAAAGATCAACAAGTCCTGAATAAGGATTCATTCCTGTTTCATATGGAATTTTAACTTGTACACCCTCGAAAGGTTTAGCATATCTAGTTTTCATCACTTTACAACCAGCTCTGATTCCTTTGACTTCGCTAATTTTATTACCATCTGCGTCTTCTTTCAGTTTTAATTTTTTCATTGCAACCACAATTGAAGATGCATAGATAAATCCTTGTCCACCTGATATTTTATCATCTGGATCAAACATGTCTTGCGATGCATATGTGTGGTTAGTACATACAAGTCCTACATTGTGTGAACCAATCATGTTAACTGTGTTTCTAACAAGTGATGTAAGTGCTTTAGGTTTTCTACCCATGTCGCCCTTCATGTCACCTTTTTGAAACTGATCAACATCAGTTGGAGTCAACAACATACCTAACGAATCAATCACAAACAATACTTTTGGTCTGTCTTCTTCATTCATTGCTCTGTAGTCATCCATAAATGTTGATACTGTTTTAGCAACATCATCTATCATGCTCATATTAAGTTTTAATAGTTTCTTTTCATCAGTATCCACTTCTAATGCTTTTAACCATGTTTCGTCAAGTGCGTTCTCTGAATCAATCAACACAACAAATATGCCTTGTTCTTGTGCGTGTTTTACAATGTTACCTGCACAAATGTATGACTTGCCTGCTCCTGATTCGCCTGCAAACACAGTTACTTTTCCTAATGGAATACCTTTATTAAAATCACCACTGACCAAATAGTTCAGTGCGAAGTTACCTGTAGAGATCCAATCTGTTGGATCATTAAATCCACTGCTCATTCCTGTAATGGATTTTGTTAAAGTTTTTCTAAACTTACTAACGTCAAATGCTTTTACCATAATTTTTTACCTTTAAGTTGTGTGGGGAGTTGCCTCCCCACAATGTGCTTATTATTATTTTTGTTGTCTTGCTCTGATCATTGCTAAGATGTCCTCTGCTTTTCCGCTTGATTCAGCAGTTGGCTTTGGTGCTTCTTGCGTTGTTTCAGCAACTGGTTCTGCTTTCACTTCAGCCGCTGGTGCTGGAGTTTCTGCTTTCGGAGTTACTGGATCACCAGTTCTTGATGACAAGCCTGCGGGTCTAAAGTATTGACCAAATTTATCTTGATCATATGCTTCACCGTCAACAGATGCTTCAAACATCTCCTTCATAACCTTAACTTCAACTTCGCTAGGTTTTTTCGGAAGGAAATCATTAAGATTGAAAAGAGTGTTGCTTTCAATCGCTTTGTTTTCATCTTCTGTTAAAGGTCTTGATTTTCTAGACCATGTTGATGTTGAATAATCAGCATATCCACCTTTGGATGTTTTGATAATTCTAAAATCAACACCACTTGTTGAATCAGTTGGAAGATCTTCCATATCTGGATCCATCAATGCTCCTTTAATTATTTGGAATATTTGTGGACCAATTATGAATCTTCTAATTGGATTCTCTGGAGTTGATTCTTCTCCGATTGGATCGTCT